CAAATAATAATTTTAAGGTCTTGAAATGGGATAGGGAAAGTGCTATATATATTCCTATAAATATAGAATTAAAATAAGGAGAATAAAATGGGTCTATTAGAAAAAGCCTACGAGCAGTCTAAACTTAATACTTTAGATAGTTCACAAGTTTCTGATTTAGGAGAAGCTTGTAATGAATTAGATAATGTTCGTAAAACAATCTCTGATAAAGAAGCAGAGATTAAACAACTCAAAGACAGAGAGTTTCAGTTAGAAAACGAAGTCATCCCTTCAATGATTGAAGGTGCTGGCGTTAAATCTTTAACTCTAACTGATGGCTCAAAAGTTTCCGTCAAGGATCAACTCCGTGCAAACATCACCATGGAAAACGAAGACTATTGTTTTTCTAGACTAAAAGAACTTGGTCTTGATGATGTGATTAAGAACGAAGTAAAGTTGACCTTTGGTCGTGGACAAGATTCCGATGCTGCTAATTTAATGAACGAGTTACAAGACAAAGGATTGTACCCGAGCAATAAAAAGGCAGTGCCTTGGAATACACTTTCCAAATTAGTAGAGGAACAGGTTGCTAAAGGTTCGATGACATCTGTTGATCAAGAAAAATTTGGAGTGTTCACTTATAAAAAAGTGAAGATCGAACGAAACAAATAACAAAGGAAAAATAAACAAATGACAAATGAAAAAGCAAACGGTGCTGTCACCACAAAGACAGATAAACTACCAGCAATGAACTTCGAGGATCTCGAGAAGTTTGCTGGCACAGGTCTAGAAGCCGTCACACAAGACGACTTACCTACAGCGAGACTTAAAGTCTTACAGAATAATTCTGATAAAGAATTAGAAGAGGTCAAAGGTGCAAAGCCTGGATTGATCTATAACAATGCAAGCAACTCAGTCTACGGATCTGATGGTGTTGAGATTGTAGTCTGTGGCTATGAGAAAAAGTGGTATGAGTGGAAAGAAAGAGGTACAGGAAGTGGCAACGCTCCTGTCAATGAATATCTTCCACACAATAGACCAAGAGATGCAGTACGTGGAGATGACGGAAAGTTTCGTCTTCCAAGCGGAAACTATTTAGAAGAAACAGCTAACTTCTTTGTCCTAGTTATAGGCGAAGGAGCACCTCAACCTGCTATTCTTTCCATGAAAGTTTCAGGACTAAAGGTTGCTAGAAGTTGGGCTTATAGTTTAAAGAATGAGTTCATTCAAAACCCTAAAACTAAAAAGCTTTTCTTAGCACCTTCTTGGTACAGAATCTATAACGTCAGTTCTTTCAAAGATAAGAACGACAAAGGTTCTTGGTATGGCTGGAAAATTGAGAAGGGAGAATTTCTTAATGATGAGAATATCTTCAATCTTGCTTCTGAGTTTCACGACTCTATCCGAAAAGGTAAAGTCGTTGCTGGCTATGAAGATGAGGAAGGAAGTTCACAAGAACAATCTGGGGACATTCCATTCTAAATGGATAAAAGGGTCTCACAATTCAAAGAGATCTTTTTTGGTTTAGAGCGTGCCTATGGTACGTTCACCCCTAAAGAGAGTCTTCGAGAGGATAACAAAACAGAAGGTCAGACTTTCATTAGAAAGCTACCGGTTGAGGACTCTCTTTGGGAAAACCATTTAAAAGGATCTTGGCCTAGTCTAGGCATCTTTCCTATTAACGATGAAGACAAATGTAAATGGGGATGTATTGATGTCGATGAATATCCACTCGACCATGTAGAGATAGCTCGCAAGTTGGCAGAACGAAAGCTGCCGTTTGTTGTAACTAAATCTAAAAGTGGTGGTGCTCACATCTTTTTATTTTTTAAAGAGTATGTGCATGCGAGTATTGTTCATCATAAGATAAAAGAACTTGCTTCTTTCATGGGCCTTGGGCATTGTGAGGTGTTTCCTAAACAAGAAAAATTATTACGAGAAGGAAATGAAGCTGACTGGGAAGTCGGTAGTTTTCTTAATATGCCTTATCACAATGGACTAGAGCATACAGATCGATATGCTTTTAATGATGAAGGAAATATTTTAAGTCTTGAAGATTTTATTGCAGAAGTAGAAAAGAAATCTTTATCCCTGGATGATTTAAAAAAATTATCCTTAAAGAAAGACAAACAAAAATCAGAGTTTGCAGATGCACCTTATTGCATCGAAGCCTACCTAACAGAAAACGGTAAGGTACAAAAAGGTAGTAGAGACAACTTCTTATTTCAATTTGCTGTATACGCAAAAAAGAAATATGGAGAGTCTTTTGAAGATGAAGTACATAAATTTCATCATGAGTATTTTGAAGAAGCACTTCGACCAAGAGAAATTGAAAAGGTTATTAAACAAGCAGATAAGAAAGATTGGGGATACAAATGTAAAGATCAACCGATGTGTTCTTTCTGTAATAAATCTAAATGTCGTTTAAGAAAATTTGGTATTGGTGAAAACAGTGTCATTACAGATGTGGGCAACGTTACTCAATATGGAAATAATGATGATGCTATTTATCATATTACAATTAATCAAGAGAGTACAATTGTGTGTACTGTTGAAGAATTATATGATCAACATAAGTTTAGAAAAAAATGTTTAGTCAAAACTAAATCAATGCCTCCGATGATGTCGAGAAATGATTACGATATGTTTGTTACTAATCTAGTATCGAAAGCTATTGAAGTTAAGACAGATGAAGAGATGACGCCTGAAGGTCAATTCAAAATTGTTTTAGCAAAATATATTTCTAACCAAGCAAATGCTATGGACATTGATGATATTCTCAATGGTCAGTGTTTCGTGGATGATGAGGAAAACAAAGTGTTCTTTCGTATTGATCAGTTGCAAGAGTACATGAGAAACAGAAAGCACGCAGCTCTGACGACTAACCAAGTGGCTGTATTCATTCGTGGTTTAGGTGGAGATTGCACCAAGAGAAAACTTAACAACAAACCGGGTCAATTAGTTTGGTTCGTGGACAATGATAAGTTCAACTCGATTGAAAGAGTAGAAGAGATCGTGGAGAAGAAGGAAGAAGAGGTGATACCATTTTAGATCACGTTTATAAAATTATTGGACCTCCAGGTACCGGTAAAACAACTACACTTTTAAAATATGTAGAGGAAAATTTACAACAGGAACTAGAGCCCGATAGAATCGGATACTTTTCTTTTACGAAAAAAGCTGCTAACGAAGCGGTTTTTAGAGCGGTCAACAAGTTTAAAATTGATCGAAAAGAATTCAAATGGTTTAGAACATTGCATTCTTGTGCTTATCAATTCTTAGGTTGTACTCATACAGATATGATTCAAGACCAAGACTTTGAAGAATTTAGACAAGAGTATGGAGTGGACTTATCTCCTGCTCTGCGTTCTAATAATAATACAGGAACTAGAGATCCCGATGGATTTCATTTGATTGATTTATATCGAGTCAAGAATACAACACTACATGAAGAGTATAAAAAAGCAGGCCACATTCAAGGTGGGTTTGAAAGATTACAAAGAGTGGCTCACGATTATTATCACTTTAAAAAATCAAGAGGTGTGTTTGATTATACGGATTTAATCTTAGAATTTAAAAAACAAAATATGTCACCGAAGTTAGAAGTTCTCATCGTGGATGAAGTACAAGATTTAAAACCTGTGGAATGGGACATGGTAAAAGTTATGATGGATCAAGCAAGAGTGGTTTATCTTGGTGGAGATGATGATCAAGCCATTTATTCTTGGAGTGGTGCAGATGTTTCTAAACTGATTAATCTTCAGTGTCATGAAAGAGTTTTAAATCAATCGTATCGAATACCTAAAAATGTTTTTACCAGAGCTAATCAATTAATTGGTAAAGTAAAAAATAGAATACCAAAAGAATGGAATTCAAGAGAAGCTTTAGGTACAGTATCTAATATTAATTACGAAAGATTAAGTTTTAGAGAAAATGAATGGTTAGTTTTATGTCGAACTAATTATTATTTAAATGAGATTGCTAATGATTTAAGAAGCAAAGGATATTTATTTGAGAAGAATAATAAATTATCAATCAAAGATGAAGTGCTCACTGCTTTTAATACTTGGAAGGCTCTTCAAAATAACACAGAAGTTTCTCTACCGGACGTTAAGGTGATGTACCAATACATCAAGTCGGGGGAGTATGGCATTGCTCGTGGATTCAAGAAGATGAAAGGTGCTGATGAGGAAAAGAAATATTCTTATCAAGAACTATCTCAAGAATGGGGACTGAATGTAAACATTCAAACTCCTTGGGATATTGCTCTCAACGGTATCGGTGATCAAGAACTTGTCTACATGAGACAAATAATAAGAAGGGGCTATGACCTGGGTAAAAAATCTAATTTAAGATTATCTACCATTCATGGTGCAAAGGGAGGGGAAAGTCAGAACGTTGTTTTGTTTACTGACATCTCCAAAAGAATAGTTGATGACATGGCTGTAAATAGAGACGATGAAAGAAGAGTCTTTTATGTGGGAATGACCAGAGCAAAAGAAAACTTATTCATTATTCCATCAACTTCACAATATGAATTTGAGGAGATACTAAGATGATATTTGAACAACAAATGGATTTGTTAAAAAAAGAAAACAAACCTGAATGGGTACGACCTAGTTTCCCTGATGAAACACAAATCAAACAAGTTGCTATTGATTTAGAAACCTATGATCCAGAGATTAAAAATCTTGGTGGCGGGTGGGCCACGGGCAAAGGATATGTGGTCGGTGTTGCTATTTCGATTGAAGGGTTTGATGGATACTTTCCTGTGCGTCATGCACGAGGGGGAAATTTTCCAGAAGAAGAAGTAAAGAATTGGCTTCGTAAATTATTTAAACATGATCCAATTGTGATTTGTCATAACGCCTCTTATGATATTGGTTGGCTTCGACGTTGGGGTGTAGAGTGTAATGTATCCAAAATTTATGACACATTAATTGCAGCTCCGTTAGTCGATGAAAATAGATTTAGTTATAGCCTGGATAGTTTAGCCAAAGACTATTTGAATGAGAGAAAACAAGGAAACATTTTAGTAGACTTTGGTAAAGAGCATGGATTCAAAGCGATTGAAAATATGCATATGGTTCCTGTGGAGTACGCAGGTATTTATGCAGAACAAGATACTCGGTTGACGTTAAAACTTTGGGAGTTCTTACGGGTAGAGATACAAAAGCAAGGATTGACGGATGTCTTTAATTTAGAAACAGATTTACTTCGACTCTTAATTGAGATGCGTTGGAAAGGTGTGCGTGTTGATTTAGACAAAGCAGAAAAGACCAAGAAGTTTTTCAAAGCAGAAGAAGAAAAGATTTACACAAACATTAAAAAAGAAACAGGAATTAAAATTGATGACTCTGATATCTACACAGCAGCTTCCCTTCAAAAAGTATTTGATCAACTAGGAGAGAAGTACGAATACACTGAGAAAAATAAACAAGCCAAGATTAGTAATGAAGCAATGAGGGAAAGTAAAAATCCTTTGATTCAATCTTTATCGGTAGCCAGGGAATATAATAAAGCCCACACCACCTTCATTGATTCCATTCTCAAACATCAAGTCGATGGTCGTATTCATGCAGAGATTAATCAACTCAAAGGAGAATATGGGGGCACGGTTAGTGGGCGGTTGTCCATGAACAATCCCAACCTACAACAGGTGCCTGCAAGAAATGAAGCGATTGGTCCTAAGATTAGATCCTTATTCTTACCTGAAGAAGGACATAAATGGGCATCTCTAGATTATTCTCAGCAAGAGCCTAGATTACTTGTACATTATGCCAAAAAACACGGTTTAGAGGGCGCTGAGACCCTAATTAAGTTCTTCCATGAGGGAAAGGACTTTCATCAAGTAACTGCTGATATGGCAGGAATTTCAAGGAAAGAAGCCAAAACAATCGGACTCGGTTTGATGTATGGAATGGGTATTGCTAAACTCGCAGCTTCATTGGATATCAGCCCCGAACAAGCCAGAGCATTGAAAGATAAATACAATGACAATGTTCATTTCTTAAACAATATTATTATTAAAGCTACAAGATATACCGAACAGAACGGATATATCACTACTCTTTTTGGAAGACGTTGTCGTTTTGAATTATATGAAAGCAAAGACTTTCACGACAAAAGAATGATGTCTAAGGAGAATGCCCTCAAGACTTGGGGCTGGAATGAAATAAAAAGAGCAGGTACCTATCGTGCATTGAATAGGTTAATACAAGGTTCAGCAGCAGATCAAACCAAAAAAGCCATGGTGAATCTGTGGAAGGATGTAGGGGTTATTCCTATGATTCAAATACATGACGAACTCAACGTCTCCGTAGCCAATGAGACCCAGGTAAAAGAGATTAAAGAGATAATGGAATCTGCTGTTGAACTACACGTTCCGGTCAAATGTGATGCAGAGATTGGAGATAACTGGGGGGAAATCAAATGAGTAGAATTGTATATCAAGACGGAAAATTATATCTAAGCTTAACAAGAGAAGAAGTTAAAGAAGCACAAGACAATTTAGGCAGACCTATTGAATTGGATATGGGTCAGTTAAAAGTATTTCAAGAAGATATTCATAAAGCTGCGATGGCTCATTGGTCTAAGGTAGAAGTCTTTCACGCCATAGAAGAACATCAGAGTTCTCAAAAAAACACAACTAAAAAGAAAAAATAACACTATATTCTCCACGAAATAACAAGGAGATAATAATGTTTAACTTAACTAAAAGATCAATGAATCACTTTCTAAACTTCTTTAAAACCAAAGAAGATAAAGATGAATCAATTAAAAATTTCTGCCAAGCAGAATATAAAAACGATTGGTATGCAGCCTACATGACATTTAAGCAAGAAGGCCGCTTCCCGAATTTTATTAGAAGAACGCTCTAAGCGTTTGCAACGATTTCAGCTAAGGCTTCGCATCTCACAGGAGTTTGCGAATGCCACCTGGAGTCCTTCATTTCCAGTGATGCTTGTTTTCGATCACCATCTGATAATGCTTTCCACATCTTACGAAACTTTGAAACGCCTGTTTTCCCCAATTGAAAAACCATTTCCACGATCACGTGTTCAATTGTTTGAGGTAATCTTCTATCATTTTTATACAGTTGCCCTATTAATTCTTCAGCTCCTGCACAAGCTCTATTTAAATCTATTAAAAATAAGTCTTCTATCTCATCTGCTGATATTTTAACACCAGGTTTATATCGGTCTCTTTCATGTGGTTGTACCAAATGTCCTATGGCAATCGTGGCTTTGCCTAGAGAATCTAAATAAACTTCATCCCTACAACCTTCATGGTCACGAATCCGAGCCTTCAGTTCATCAGTAATTTTTATTGTGTTCATTTTCCACCTATTCCCCAATGTACTTCATGAGGATCTTTTTCCTTTCTTTTTGTTGCTCTATATAAGTATGATCTTATTATATTTCTTAAATGCGTAATAAATATTCTCATCTTCTTTTGACAGAAGGTATACCATTGTACATGTTTTGTAAACCGTTTTGCAAACTTTTTAATTGATTATCAATCATTCCACCATTAGCTGCCATAGCTAAATACTGATTTGCAATGTTGGGTTTATTTTCGAACTGAATAACAGAACGAGTTAATTCGTCTAATTCATTTGGTTCAACAGTTTCCCCTACTCTTTCTTTTACAAAAGATAAGTAGTTATTAAAGGATTGTGGGTTGTCTTCTTTAGGAGCATACTGACCAATAATATCTTCTACTCTATTACTTCTATTTACTTTAGCTGTTAAATCATTTTTTAATGCTGCTATTCCTGTTTCCGCATCAGGGAATACAGCAAAATTATTACCATAAGTTTGACCTTCAATAGCACCGGACTGACCTGCAAATTGTAGATTACCTGGATTATTATAAGCAGTGACTTGTGTACCATCGTCCGTGGACAAGGAACCTTGATTCAT